ATGTTGATTTAGAAATCTTAGATATGTTGATTGAAGATGCGGCTGCTGGAACAGAATATTGGTCAGCAATTAATAACCAAATAATAGTAGCACCAAATGCCCCTTCTACAAATTTATCAGCTTTCTACAACACTCAAGGTCAATGGTTCCAAACTTTAGGTACTAAAATCCAAAAATTAAGCAACAAAATCCACCAATTAACTTTACGTGGAGGTGCTAATTTCATGGTAATTAGTCCTACAGTTGCTACAATCATTGAATCTATTCCTGGATTTGCTTCTAACTCAAACGGTGAAGCTGAACAAATGGAATATGCTTTCGGTGTACAAAAAGTAGGTACTTTCAATGGTCGTTACAAAGTATACAAAAACCCTTACATGACTGAAAACACAATCTTATTAGGATTCCGTGGTACTCAGTTCTTAGAAGCAGGTGCTGTATTTGCTCCTTACGTTCCATTGATCATGACTCCATTAGTGTACGATCCACAAACCTTCACACCACGTAAAGGTATCATGACTCGTTACGCTAAGAAGATGTTACGTCCAGAGTTTTATGCTAAAGTTTATGTAAGTGGTTTAAATACCCTTTAATATAGTATAAGCATACTGATATAGATAGAGCCGCGAAAGCGGCTCTTTCTTATTTTAACATATTTATAATTGTACCAAATGTTACATTATGAAAGAACCCAATCGTGTTAGGAAAAACGATATAAAGTCTATAACAGCTGTTCAATTAAATGAAGAACAAAAAGAAGCAAAACGCTTAATTATAGAAAATCAAATTATTATAGTGACAGGAAGAGCAGGTAGTGGTAAGTCATTAGTGTGTGCTCAATCCGCTTTAGATTTTTTAAAGAAAAAACAAATAAACTGCATATACAATACTCGTGCAGCTATTGAAGTAGGTAAGAGTTTAGGATTTTTACCTGGATCTTTAAATGATAAATTTGATCCATATATGGAAGCATTACTTGAAAACTTAATCAAATGCTGCTCAGATAAAAATGAGGTAACTAAATTAATTGAGGAAGAAAAAGTTAAAGCATTACCTATACAATTCATACGTGGTAAAACTGTTGACGATATCTTGATTGTAGAAGAAGCTCAAAACTTAACTAAAGCAGAAATGTTAGCTATACTTACTCGTTTAGGTAAAACGGGAAAAATCGTGATAAACGGAGATAACGAACAAACTGATATAAAAACACCAACCGGGGAAATTAACGGTTTATCTTACGTTATCGAATTATCTAAAAAAATAGAGGAAATAAAGTGGATTAAACTTAAAGAAAATCATCGCTCAGATTTAGTAGGTAAAATACTTGATCATGAATATGGAAAGTAATTACTTCTCCCATATTTATAATCAAAAATCATGGCGACTTTAACCTCAAAGATATATGAGAATATAACATTAAACGGAAATGACCTAGGAGCATACACCACCTACAACATTGACAATATTAATAATATTGACAATAGGACTTTAGTTTGTACTTCAGGATCATGGACATCTTTATTTTCATTTTCTTCTTCATTATACCCAACAAATGTTGGTACTTTCTCTACAAGTAGTTTTAAATATGGTAGAGTAACAAATTTATCTAGTGTTCCTGTTTTAATAAACATACAGACAGTAGACACAAATAATATAACATACAATGCTGTATCAACTGTAACAACAGGAAGTTCATTTATTTTCTCTTCAACAGCAGGTAGAAATAGTGGATCATTTACACCCTCCGCAACAACTTTTACATTTGATCAGTATATCTACAATATACAAGTCGCTCCATCTGCTTCAACAGCAAAAATTGAATATTACATAGCAACAACTTAAAAATATGAATGTACCTATTTGGCCTGGTTCCTCATCGTTTGCCCCTGGAGATACTCCATTTGGGTTTTATGATTATGACCCTCAATTTCAAACAGATGCTGATAAAGTATCTAAATTTTGTGCTCAACGATTAGGATATCCTATCCAAGAAGTTGAGTTACAAGATATAAATTTTTACACAGCATTTGAATATGCTGTTACAACATATGGTAATGAACTTTACTCGTTTAAGGTTAGAGATAATTTATTAAATATCGAAGGTCTGGACACCAATGTAAATTTAAATGATGCCATTATAACTCCAAATTTCTCGACTATTGTGCGTTTATCTCAACAATATGGTGAAGAAGCAGGTGTTGGTGGTAATGTTACTTGGTTTAGCGGTTCAATCCCTTTAATCCCTGGAGTGCAAGATTATGACCTATCATTATGGGCAGCAGCTCAAAACATAACAGGTGGTATTGAAATAAAAAGAATATTTTATAACGCACCTCCAGCTATAAATCAACTTTATAATCCTATAGCTTATGCTGAATTAGGAGGAGCTCCAGCTGTAGGTTCTTATGGTTTAGGATATGGTACTACAGGTTATTTACTAGTACCAACAAGTCTTACAATACAAACAGCACAAGCTATTGAAATGCAAAATACAGTAGTTGGATCTAACTATACTTTTGAAATTATCAATAACAAGCTAAGAATATTTCCTGTACCCGATTATGGTAATGTATATGCCTACTTATCATTCCAGTATATCAAAGTAGATGATAGAATAAATGATTCAATCCAGCAAACTGATGGAAACAAAGTTACGAATGAATCTAATGCTTCTTACTCTAACCCAGTTTATACTCAAATAAACTCTATTGGTCGACAATGGATATTTGAATATACTTTAGCTTTATCTAAAGAAATGTTAGGATATGTTAGAGGAAAATACAGTACTATCCCTATACCAGGAGATTCAGTAACATTAAATCAACAAGATTTACTTTCATCTGCTACTGAATCTAAAAATGCTTTAATTGAAAGATTACGTACATATTTTAATGAGACTTCAAACCAATCTCTACTTGAAAGAAGAGCAGCTGAGTCTGAAGCACGTGTAAAAGAAATTAATTACTCACCAATGACAATTTATATAGGTTAATATGGCTTTATTTGGATCATCAAGAGACATTAGCATGTTCAGATATGTGAACAGAGAATTGATGGGTAATATTATTACTCAACAATGTGTTTTCTATAAATGTAACGTAACTAACACTATTATAAACATGTATGGTGAAGCATCAAATGGAAGATACTTTGAAGAACCAATATTATTCAATGCTTTGATTGATATAGGTGATCAAGCTGCTCCTACAGCAAATGATATGGTAGGATTTGAATGGCCTGTAACATTTAAATTTTTAAGAGATGATCTTGTGGAAGCGAATGTAGTACCATCTATTGGTGATATAATAATGTTCCAAAATGCTTATTGGGAAATAGATAATGAAGTAATGACTCAATTATTTGTAGGCAAAGACCCAGATTATCCATTTACAGACGCTAATGGAATAAATCCATTAAATCCAAACCTACAAAACTTTGGATATAATGTTAGTGTTATTTGTACTACTCACTATGTACCTGGAGATCGTTTAGGTATTCAACCGTACAGACTATAAAATATAAACCATGGCAACACAAGGAAGAAAACCAATACCTAAAACCCAAAGAGAAATAAGTGTAGACCTTCACGTACCTACGGATGCTACTATGGGTAACCCCAATTACTCATACCAATCTCCTCAGAAAAATAGAGCACTACAAACATCTTTTGAAGGTGATACAACTAAACAATTTAGTGTAGGTATACAAGATATAGATGAAGCTATATTATTTTATTTTCAAAGTGTTATTAAACCTTTTGTAATACAAAATGGAGAAAGACTACCTGTACCTGTATTATATGGTTCTCCAGAAAAATGGAAATCAATGCAAAGAGATGGGTATTATAGAGATCATGATGGTGCTCCTATGTATCCTCTTATAGTATTTAAACGTAACAATATAGAAAAAAATAGAACAATTGCTAATAAGTTAGACGCTAATAACCCTAACAATTTTGGAGTATTTACAAAAAAATATTCTCCATATGATGCTTATTCTAATTTTAATGTATTAAATAACAGAGTACCTGAAAAAACATATTATGCTGCTATAATGCCTGACTATGTTACTATAACATATACTTGCATTGTATTCACATATTACATTGACCAATTAAATAATATAATTGAGGCTATAAACTATGCCTCAGATGCATATTGGGGAGATCCTCAACGTTACAAATTTCAGGCACGTATAGACTCATTTAGCACTGTAAGTGAATTATCTGATAATGCAGAACGTGCTGTTAAGAGTACATTTGACATTAAATTAAATGGATATCTTATACCTAATATAATACAGAAAGATCTTAATTCAGTTAGTAAATTTAGAGACAAATCAAAAGTTATATTCTCAGTTGAAGCTACATCTAATGCCGCTATACTTAGTGGTACAGTCAATGCTGATGGAACTGCTACTGAATTAGCAAGAGTAGAAGCTCAAAGAAGGGTACAAATAGATCAATCCACATCAAGAGCTACTATAATTTAATATTTATAATATATGGCTAGAGTTAGATTTTTAGATCAAGTTCCTGTAGGATTTTATGATACTAATAATAATGGAGGTGGAGGTGGAGGTGTAAGTACTCCGGGAGGACCTTCTAGCTCCATACAATACAATGATGGAGGAATACTTAATGGGGATAGTAACCTATTGTGGGATAGCAATACTAACACTGTATTATTAACTGGTTCATTAAACAATGGATTAAATAATATAACTAATGGTTTATATTCTCATGCTGAAGGACAAAACACCGAAGCTAACGGTTTATATTCTCATGCTGAGGGATTAAATACTATAGCTCAAGGAACAGCATCTCATGCTGAAGGAGGAAGCACTATAGCATATGGAATATTATCTCACGCTGAAGGAGTAGGCACTATATCTAGTGGTTCCTTTTCTCATACTGAAGGAGGAAATAGTATAGCATATGGAAATCAATCTCATGCTGAAGGAGTAAATAATACAACATATGGAGAAGCATCTCACGCTGAAGGATATAATACTATAACATATGGAGAAGCATCTCATGCTGAAGGAATAGGTACTATAACATCTGCTAGCTACCAACACGCACAAGGAGCATACAATATAACATCTTCAATACCTTCAGCATTTATATTAGGAAATGGAACTAGTGATGTCAGTAGAAGTAATTTAATATTTGCTGCTGGAAATCAAGTACAAATCACCGGTTCATTAACTGTATCGGGAGGAATAACAGGATCTTTATTAGGAACATCATCATTTGCTTTAAGTTCATCTCAAGCTTTAACAGCATCATATGTAAATCCATTAAATCAAAATGTAATTATTACTGGTTCTTTAGCTAATGGATTAACTGTAACTGCAACTGGAGTATATTCTCATGCTGAAGGAAATAATACATTTGCTCTTGGAGGATATTCTCATACTGAAGGAGGATTTACATTTACTGATGGAGCATATTCTCATGCTGAAGGACTTGGTACAGTTGCTTCTGGAGCAAATTCTCACGCCGAAGGACAAAATACTATAGCACGTGGAATAGCATCCCATACCGAAGGATTTTTTACTATAGCATCTGCTAGCTACCAACATGCTCAGGGAATGTATAATATAACATCTTCAATAACCGGAGCATTTATATTAGGAAATGGAACTAGTGATGCTAATAGAAGTAATTTAATATTAGCATACGGAAACCAAGTGCAAATTACCGGTTCACTAAACACATCAGGATCTGTATTTTTTCCAACTCTAGTAACATCATCTACAGCTGTAAGTAATGTTGTAATGTATGGAACTAATGGTCAACTGTTTATAACAGCATCTTCGGCTATAGGTGGTGGAGGAGGAATATCTGGAGACTATGTTACTACAGCGTCTTTTAACGCTTATACAGGTTCAAGTACATCTCAATTTGCAGGTACAGCATCTTTTGCTCAAACTGCATCTTATGTACCAACTCTAAAAGCTTCTTCAGCATCAGTAGCATCTTTTACTGGACAACCATATAGTACTTCAGTAACATTTACAACAGCGTATTTAAATGATTCATATGCTGTAAGTGTTATAGGAGAAGATTCAAGACCATGGTCTATATCAGGAAAAACAAATTCTGGATTTACAATAAATACTAATTCATCATTTCCTTTATTATTTCCTGTTTATTGGATTGCAACCCCATTTAATTCATAAACAATGCCTATATTAACAAATAATCAATCACTATTAAATACATCAGTGTATACAGGCATATATTTAGACTCGAATAAATGTAATAGAACAATAACAGCTGCTAGTATAAGTTGGCCAAAAAGCTCACCTTTTTAATTAAACAAATATTTATAAACATTATGGCTACATTTTTTACAGATTCGGCAAGTTTCAACTCACTGCAAATAACAAGTAGTATATCTAAGGCGTCTGCTTCTAATCTATTTTTAATTTCAAATAATACAGGAATATTTTCAGTTGATAATATAGGAACTGTAAGTATAACAGGCTCATTAAATACATTTGGAAATACAACATTAACCGGATCATTAAATGTATCAGGAAGTATAACAGGATCTTTATTTGGAACTTCATCATTTGCTGTAAGCGCGTCCCAAGCTCAAACTGCTTCATATGTTATAACTGCTCAAACAGCATCATATGTTGTGAGTGCTTCTTATGCTTTGAGTTCATCTCAATCACAAACAGCATCATATGTTGTGAGTGCTTCTTATGCTTTGAGTTCATCCCAAGCTACAACAGCGTCCTATGTTGTAACTGCTCAAACCGCATCTTATGTTTTAAGTGCTTCATATGCTCTAAGTTCATCTCAAGCACAAACAGCCTCATATGTTGTGACTGCTCAAACTGCATCTTATGTTCAAAATGCTCAAACAGCATCCTATGTCTTAAATGCTGTAAGTGCTTCATATGCCTTAAGCTCATCCCAAGCTACAACAGCGTCCTATGTTGTAACTGCACAAACCGCATCATATGTTTTAAGTGCATCATATGCTTTAAGTTCATCCCAAGCACAAACGGCTTCATATGTTTTAAATGCTATAAGTGCTTCATATTCTTTAAGTTCATCCCAAGCTACTACAGCTTCATATGTCTTAAATGCTGTAAGTGCTTCTTACGCTTCAAATGGTGGTGTAACTCAATTATTAGCTGGACCAAATGTAACATTATCACCAACAAATGGTTTAGGTCAAGTTACTATTTCTTCAACATCAGGTGGAGGAGGATTTAATACTGCAACTGGTTCATATGGTAGCTTTTATTCTACACAAACACAAACCAATGTAGCAGGTACCGCTCGTTCAATGTCTCTTAATATAACAGATATTACAAACGGAGTATCTATTTCAGGTTCAACAAATCCATTTAACACATATATTAAAACAGAAAATGCTGGTGTATATAATATTCAATTTTCTGCTCAAGTAGATAAAACAGATAGTGGAACAGATGAAATATGGATTTGGCTAAGAAAAAATGGAACTGATATTAATGACTCAGCTACTTCTATAGAACTTGTAGGTAATGGGGATCATCAAGTAGCAGCATGGAATTTCTTTGCTAATGCAGCTGCAAATGATTACTTTCAATTAATGTGGTATTCACCAGACGCAAATGTTCGTTTACATGCAGAATCAGCATTTGGAGTAGTACCAGGCATACCTTCACTTATTGTAACAGCAAACAGAGTAGACCAATTTTTAAGCAATACAGGCTCGTTTAGTGGTTCATTTATAGGTTCATTATCCGGTACAGCTTCATTTGCTACAAGTGCTTCATTTGCCCAAACTGCATCTTACGTCTTAAATGCTATAAGCGCATCTTATGCTTTAAGTTCATCTCAAGCTCAAACAGCATCATTTGTAAATACATTAAGTCAAAATGTATTAATTACTGGTTCTTTAAGTGTATCCGGTTCTTTAAGAGTATCTAGTTCATTAACAGCATTAACTAATGGTTTTGTTGGAGTTGGAACTAATACTCCAATAAGTATACTACACTTAGGTAATGGATCTGGTACAACTTTAGGGGATTTTACAACTCCGGCCATTACATTTAATACATTAAATAATGGTGTGTATTTAGATTCAAATAGACTTTTTTTCAAAGCAGCTGGAGCTTTTAATTTTGGTATAGATTCTACTGGAGTACTTGGTAATCAATTTAGAATTAACGGGGCAACTTCAAATAATGTAACTACTCCTATTTTTGTACCATCAAGACTTTCATCAGGATCTAACTCAGGATTTGGTGGTAACAATGCAGGTGATATTTCTTTAATTACAAGTGGTTCTACTAGATTAAGAATTAATTTTAATGGAGATTTAGGATTTTTTGGCGTTACCCCTGTGGCGAGACAAACATTAGGAGCTGCAACAGCAGGAGCAACTTATACTGCTACTGAACAAACAATGTTACAGAAAGTATATGATGCTTTAAGAAATTACGGATTAGGAACATAAAATAAAAATATATAATGGCAATAAAAATTACAGGATTCTTTATAAATCCACAAACAGATTTAATATACGATTCACCAACATTAACATTAATACCTTGCCTAGTAAATCCTGGGTTGTTATCATTAGATGTAAAGATTAATGAACGTGATTGTATAGTGTACAATAACATTAATAGAAGTGTATTAGAATATGGAGACATATTAGATCCATACGACAATTTAATAGAAGCTTTAAAAAAATATGTTATAGAAGATCTACAAAATGTTGGAATAAACCAAAATGCAACATTTGAATAATATACTTTAATACAATTAACAATATTTATAATAAAATACAAAATGGAAACAAAAGTTTTAACACAAGAAGAGTTGCAACAAATCAAAGATATCAGACAAGAAAAATCAATTCTAGTTGAACAATTTGGTCTTGTAGAATACAGCATACAAGATCTAGAACAACAAAAACAATTACTTAATTCATCTTTATCTGATCTAAAACAGAAAGAAATTGAGTTAGGAAAAACACTACAAGAAAAGTATGGTGATGGTACCATAAATGTAGAGAAAGGAGAATTTACAAGCTCTCTTTAGGTTTTTGATCATCTCCATAATATTTATAATAAAACATAAATTATAAAGAAATGGCAGAAACTTTAATATCCCCTGGTGTACTCGCTCGAGAAAACGACCAATCATTTATTTCCCAAGGCCCAATCACAGTTGGAGCCGCAATCATTGGACCTACAGTAAAAGGCCCATATGAAATCCCTACTATTGTAACATCATATAGTGATTATCAAGCAAAATTTGGTACTACTTTTAACAGTGGTGGACAAGCTTATACTTATTTTACTTCAATAGCAGCTTACAACTATTTTAACAATGGTGGTGACACATTATTAGTAGCTAGAGTAGCAAGTGGTAATTTTACAGCAGCTTCAAGTTCAGCAATACAAAGTAATACAGGTAGTGTTACAACCGCTTCTGTAACTATAAGCAGTGCTAGTTTAGCACCATTTATTAACCCAAACACTGGTTCATTTATTGTAAATGGTATAACCATAGCTGTTACTGGAAGTACACCACCTACTAATAACGCTACTACAATATTTGTATCAACAGGTTCAAGTGCAACTGCTACAGTAACAGCAATTGTAACAGCTTTTAACGCTAGTTCCTCAGTAGCGCCTTACTCTGCATCACTTCAACACATTGTAGCAGCAGTATCTGGTTCTCCTGCAACTGGATTATTTTTTAATGCTTCTTCTTCAATATCAGGATTTGCTGGAAATTCATTCTATATAACATCTGGATCAACAACAACTTTCTTTTCAGGAGGTACTAGTTTTGAAGCGTTATCTTTAGAAACATTATCTGAAGGAACAATTATGAATAATTCTGGATCAGAAACATCAGGAGCTTTAGTTAGTGGTTCAGCAAATAATGTAAGATGGCAAGTAGTAAATAGAAATACATCAACTGGTACATTTGACTTATTAGTCCGTAGAGGTGATGATAATGCTGTTCAACCTATTGTATTAGAAACATGGACTAATTTATCACTTGATCCTTTTTCTCCAAACTACGTAGCAGCAGTTATAGGTGATTATGTTACAAATTACAATTCATCTAATAACCAGATTGTAGTAACAGGTTCATATCCTAACAGAAGTGCCTATGTAAGAGTAAAAAGTGTAAATTTACCAACTCCAAATTATTTTGATAACAATGGAAACCCAGTTGCCGCTTATACAGGATCAATACCTGTAAATATTAGTGGTACATTTGGTGGAGCTACAGGTGATTTATTTTATGGTGGAGGTGCTAGTTATTATAATAGTATAACAGCTACTGCTGGTAACATACAAGGTATCAACGCTAGTGATTATAACAACATGATTAATTTATTAGCTAATCAAGATGATTATAGATTTAATATATTATTAACTCCTGGTTTAATATCTGATAACGATGTTTTAGGTAAATCTCAAATAACTACTGCTATAAACAATACTCAAAATAGAGGTGATAGTATATATATTGTAGATTTAGTACCTTATGGAACAGTATCATTATCATCTGTAACAGACGCAGCATCAGGAAGAAATACATCATATGCTGCATCATATTGGCCTTGGGTCCAAACAATTGATCCAGACACAGTTAAAAACTGTTGGGTACCAGCTTCAACAATGATAGGTGGAGTTTATGCTTACAATGATAGCGTATCTGAACCTTGGTTTGCACCAGCTGGTATAAATAGAGGCGGATTAAGTAATGTAGTACGTGCTGAGTGGAAATTAACTCAAAATAACAGAGATACATTATACACAGGTAGAGTTAATCCAATCGCTACTTTCCCTGGACAAGGTGTAGTAGTATATGGTCAAAAGACATTACAAGCAAAAGCATCAGCTCTTGATCGTGTAAATGTTCGTCGTTTATTGATTGCTCTTAAATCATACATTTCTCAAGTTGCTCAAAACTTGGTGTTTGAACAAAACTCAGTTGCAACAAGAAACCAATTCTTAAGCCAAGTAAATCCATACTTAGCATCAGTACAACAAAGACAAGGTTTATATGCATTTAGAGTAATAATGGACGATTCGAATAACACACCAGATGTAATTGATAGAAACCAATTAGTAGGTCAAATATATATTCAACCAACTAAAACAGCTGAATTTATATACTTAGACTTCAACATATTACCTACAGGAGCTACATTCCCAGCGTAATAAAACAACTTAAAATAAGATAAGGTACCTTTGGGTACCTTACTTTTTTTTCACATATGTATAACAAAACATAATAAAATGGCAGTATTAGATCCAAACGAAATATTCTTCACGGCATTTGAACCGAAACAGCAAAACCGCTTTATAATGTATATTGATGGTATACCTTCATACATTGTTAAAGGAGTAGGCGCAGTAACTTTAACCCAAGACACAGTAACTCTTAACCACATGAACGTACAACGTTTTGTAAAAGGAAAATCAAAATGGGGTACAATAGATTTTACATTATTTGATCCTATCACTCCTTCTGGTGCTCAAGCAGTAATGGAATGGGTACGTTTACACCACGAATCTGTAACAGGTAGAGATGGTTATTCTGACTTTTACAAGAAAGATTTAACACTTGACATCTTAGGACCTGTTGGTGATATTGTAAGTGAGTGGGTATTAAAAGGATGTATTATAACTAGTGCTAACTTTGGTGAGTACAGCTGGGATAATGAGTCAGCAGCTCAAAACCTTACAATGACTGTCCAACCAGATTATTGTATATTGAACTTCTAAAATTATATTTTATATAATAAACCAAATCAACCTATAAAGAATACCCACAGAAATGTGGGTATTTATATTTCTTTTCGTATATTTATAACAAATAATAAAACAAAATGGCAAAACAGATATTAAGCGAAGAGTTTCGCAAAATGCAAAAACTAGCTGGTATAAAATTAAATGAAAATGATGAAATTGATTACGATGATGAAAACTTCTCAGACCCAATGATTGATGGATATGATGATAATTTCATTGATTTAAATCTTTCATTCCAAGAATCACCAGATTATCATTCATATGATGAAGTGTTAGACATAATTAAATCATACGAAGATAAAGATATATTAGAGGATTTTAAATCAACCTTCCTTGAAGATGAAAAAGTATATAAAGAAAACTATTCAGATTTTCTTAATGATTATATAGCTGATATGAGTGAAAAAGAATATATTCAAGCTAATTGGATTAGTATAACAGATCCTGACATATATGATAAAGCAGGATTAGTATAAAGACTACATCAACCTATAAAGAATACCCACAGAAATGTGGGTATTTCCCTTTTCCTCATATATTTATATACAACAATAACGTTATATTAAAATACAATTTATGGAAGAAAACAAGTTCCCAACAGAAACAGTAGAATTACCCTCAAAAGGTGTAGTATACCCACCAGATCATCCTTTACGTAGTGGTAAAGTAGAAATGAAATACATGACCGCTAAAGAAGAAGACATTTTAACAAATCAAAACTACATTAAAAAAGGTATTGTGTTAGATAAACTTCTAGAATCACTAATCATGGGTAAATTTGACATTAAAGAATTAATAACGGGCGATAAAAACGCGTTACTTATATCTTCACGCATCTTGGGTTATGGTAAAGACTATACGTTTTCTTATGATGGTACTGAGTATACTGTGGATTTAACTAAGTTAGAAAATAAACCA